ACTCCTAGCGTAGGCGCCCAGACAGTATTTCCCTAGTATTAAATTCTTAGTTGAATGAATTACCTGGCCGGATAACACCTAGTTTTTATTACTAAGAGTTTTATTACTTCTAGTAATACTGTATTCCCGATAGTATATTATTTTTTGTACTCATCTATTCTTGTTTGTTCTCTCTTTGTTCTGCTCGCGTTACTTCACCTGGCGTTTTTATACTGCTAGGGCGTACCCTGGAGGTGACAGCCGGGGGGTGTACCAATATCGTATATACACCAGGCGTATTTTGGGAATTTCGAGGGGTAAAGTACTCCCTGTTTTAATACTTCTAGATGATTTTCGTGGAAGGAAGGAAATACATAAAATGGCTAAGGAAAAGGTCCTCACTGAGAACCAACAAAAATTCTTAGATGCTTTATTTGGTGAAGCCCATGGTGACCCCGAACTAGCTAAGAAACTCGCGGGATACGCAGAAAGTGTCCGAGTCTCTGAAATCGTCAAGTCTCTGAAACAAGAGATCGTCAAAGTCTCCTTGGATGTCTTTGCTGTTAACTCAGTCAAGGCTGCTCTGGAGCAAATCGAATTATTACACAATCCTACTCAGGCAGGTGCGCTCACTAAGCTCAAGGTAATCGAGAGTATTCTCAACCGAGCAGGAGCCGCCGAAAAGACCGATGGTGTCAACGTCAACGTTCCGGCCGGTGGGATATTCATAATGCCCGCTAAGGAGGCCCCGACTAATGACGGAACTACCGGAGAATCTGAAGGAACGTTATCCGAGACATAAACCCCGTGGAAGACATCCCTGGGGTCATGTCCTAGACTCAGAAGGATTTCTTGTTCCCATCCCTGAGGCTATACTCAGATTAGAAGAAGCCTTCGATCAATTAGACTCTGGTCTTGGTTTGAAGACTGTGGCCGAATGGTTGCATTCTGTTCTCCCTGATCTTCCTCCTCTGACCTTCATGGGGCTCAAGGAACTCCGTAAGAAGCATCGTCCTAATTATATCAAAAAGGTCATCAAGACTAAGCCTAAGAGGCTATCTGGTGATGCCCTCCGTGAACGCAAGGCCAAGATCAAGCTCGCTCAGGAGAAGAAACGTCTCCACTGGCAGCGAAAGAGGATTGCGAAGCAAGAAGAAGAACTCGGTATTCACCGAGAGAACAAAGAACTCACCGAGAAGCTCGCTAAAGACAAGAGTCTTTTGTTAGAGCTTGATTATGGTTCTGAAGTCTTCAAAGAGATCGAACAACAAGCCGAGATCGTCTTTAGACCAAACCCCGGCCCTCAGACTCTTTTCTTTGCTGCAAATGAACGTGAAGTCCTCTATGGGGGTGCCGCCGGTGGTGGCAAGAGTTACGCCCTCATCGCTGATCCGATGCGGTATTTCGACAACAAGTACTTCCGTGGGATTATCTTCAGAAGAACTAATGACGAGTTACGTGAACTCATTTGGAAGACTCAAGAACTCTATCCTCGTGCGTTTCCCGGCTCAGTTTGGAGAGACAAAGACAAGGAATGGAGATTCCCGTCAGGTGCCCGGCTCTGGATGACTTATCTCGAAAGAGAAGATGACGTCCTCCGCTATCAGGGTCAGGCCTTTACTTATATCGGTTTTGACGAATTAACTCAATATCCTACGAGCCATGCGTGGAACTATATGCGTTCTCGTCTTCGTGACGCCTCTAGGACGCTCCCCCTCTTTATGCGGGCGACTAGTAACCCTGGTGGTCCTGGTCATGGTTGGGTCAAGAGGATGTTCATCGATCCAGCCCCGGCCGGTCAACCCTTTGATGCCATCGATCCCGATACAGGGAAGGTCATTATTGTTCCCCATGGTGATTTGGACTTTCCTCCAGAGCGCTGGGGCAAGGCTTTGTTTCAACGTCGTTTCATCCCTGCGAAGCTCGCTGACAACCCTTATCTTTCCGAAGGCGGTGAGTACAAGGCCAATCTCTTGTCCCTTCATGACAGCCTCCAGAGACAACTCCTTGATGGCGATTGGGACGTAGCAGACGGCGCCGCTTTCCCTGAATTCAGACAGTCGATCCATGTAATCAAACCTTTTGATGTTCCTAAGGCTTGGAGAAGATTTCGTTCTTGTGACTTCGGATATTCGACTCGACAGGCCACTGCGGTACACTGGTACGCAATCCATCCTGTGACTGATCAGCTCATAGTTTACAGAGAGTTGTACGTCAACCAGTTGACTGGACGAGAACTCGCCAGAGAGGTCCTTAGACTAGAAAAAGGCGAGACGATAGATTACGGCGTCCTAGACTCTTCTGTCTGGGCTGTACGTGGGCAGTCCGGCCCGTCCATCGCAGAGGAAATGATACAGGCGGGTTGCCGTTGGCGGCCTTCTGATCGTTCTCAAGGTTCTCGTGTAGCCGGTAAAAACCGCCTCCATGAATTACTGCGACAGGATGAATTCTCAGGATTACCTGGAATTGTGTTTTTCGATACCTGCCGTCAGATCATCTCTGACCTTCCTGTAATTCCCTCAGATAAGGAGTCTGACGACATTGATCCTAAGTACGCTACTGATCATGCTTATGACAGCATTCGTTACGGAATTATGTCACGCCCAAAGGGTGGTGCTCATGGAATATCTCTCCGTGCTGCTCCGTCTTCGTCTTGGCGTCCCGCTAACCCAACATTTGGATACTAAATAATGGCTGAAAAAACTACGACATCTCGCTTCTGGAGTCCTGCTTTGGGTTCTACTGAAAGCGGTCCTGGCGGTTTTGTAGGAAACGGCCAAAGCACTGAGATCACGGCGGACTCTGATGAGATTCTTGCCCTTCGTGAAACAAAAGACGATTTAGAATTCCAGCCTCTTGTTTCGTTTGTCAAAGAGAGATACATGCGTTCTAAGAACAAACGATATCTCGATGAACAACGTTGGTTGATGGCCTATAGGAACTTCCGTGGTATCTATGGCCCTGAAGTCGCTTTTACTGATAACGAGAAGTCCAAGGCATTTATCAAGATCACGAAGACTAAGGTCCTCGCTGCCTGGGCTCAAGTCGTCGATATCCTTGTTTCTGGTGGGAAGTTCCCCATTGGTGTCGAGGCGAGTAATATGCCAGAAGGCATCGCCGCCGCTGTACACTTCGATCCCAAAGAACCAGAAGACCAACCCGCTGAGGGCGCTGCTCCTGCCAAGGGTTCGACTATCGCTAGACCTGAAATCGCTGATGCCCTAGGCCCTCTGACTCAGAAGCTCGATCCTATCAAGGAAAAGCTCAAAGACGGTCCTGGTGTTACTCCTACGGCCTATACTTGGTCTCCTGCTATCGAAGCCGCTCGCAAGATGGACAAGAAGATGCAGGACCAGTTGGCCGAGGCAAATGCAGACAAGTCTCTTCGAGCCACTGCTTTTGAGATGTGTCTCTTTGGTACCGGTATCTTCAAGGGACCTCTGGCTAAAGACAAGGAATACCCCAAGTGGGGTGAAGACGGGACTTATACTCCTGTCATCAAGATGATCCCTGACATGGAATTCGTTTCTATTTGGGAGTCTTATCCCGATCCCGATGCCAATAACATGATGGACTCTGAGTATTTCATTCAGCGTCATCGGATGAATAGAACCCAGATCAGAGAACTCAAGAAGCGTCCGTTCTTTAGAGCCGAAGCCATTGAGAGAGCAATCGAAGACGGGTTTAATTACATCCCGGAGTATTGGGAACACGAAATCAAAGACTTCTATCTCCGTCAAGGCACTGAGAGATACGAAGTCCTAGAGTATTGGGGTAACGTCGATAAGTCCTTCGAAGAACTCACGGAGCTCAAGATACCAGATGCGTACAAAGACAGAGACCAAGTCCAAGTCAACATCTGGGTTTGTAACGGTAATGTCCTTCGTGTGGTATTCAATCCTTTTACTCCAGCTAGAATCCCGTATCATGCTGTGCCCTATGAGCTTAATCCTTATTCTTTCTTTGGTGTCGGCGTTGCCGAAAACATGGAAGACACCCAGCTCTTGATGAATGGTTTCATGAGAATGGCCGTAGACAACGGAACACTCTCAGGCAACGTCCTCCTTGAAGTCAATGAAAGCAATCTCGTACCAGGACAGGACTACAAACTCCATCCGGGTAAAGTCTTCAGGACTCAGGGACAACTAGGCCAGAGTATCCATTCGATTGATATCAAGTCTGTAACTCAAGAACTCACGATGCTTTTCGATAAGGCTCGTCAGTTAGCGGATGAAGCCACTGGTATCCCATCATATGCCCACGGTCAGGGCGGCATACAAGGCATCGGCAGAACGGCTTCCGGTATGCAGATGTTGATGGGTGCTGCTGCACAGAACATCAAAGCAGTTGTAAGGAATGTCGATGATTACCTTCTCGTACCTCTCGCACGAGATTTATTTGCCTTTAATATGCAATTCGAGTTTGATCCCGAGTTTATTGGTGATCTCCGCATTGTTGCTCGTGGCACAGTCTCGTTGATGCGTAACGAAGTCCGTTCTCAAAAAGTGATGCAACTCTTGCAGTTAACTGCTAACCCGATGGATGCCCCTTGGGTTAAGAGAGACTATCTGTTACGCGAACTCGCTGAGAGCCTTGATCTCGAACCCGAGAAGTCAGTCAACGATCCTCGTGAGGCTGGCATCCAGGCAGAAATCATGAAGAACATGATGATTGCTCAGGGCGTCGATCCTAATAAGGCCAATGCCCAAGGCGGTCCTCCTGCTGCTGGTTCTGGCTCTGGAACTCCTGCTCCGGGTGGTGCTCCTGCACAAGGCGGTCAATCCGTACCGGGTGAACAAGGATTCTCTGGTGCTGGTGGTGGTTCTCCTCAGGCCGCTCAGGCCAATCAAGCTGCTGCTGGAAAGGCTCCGACTGGTGGACAATAAACTCGCTGCTAAAATCTTACTACACTTCGACTTTAAGACTATGGAAGTCCTTAATGAGTATATCTCCGAGAGAAGGGCTACGGTCTATAAGAAGATGGAGAGAGCTTCCTTTGATGAGTTTCGACAACTTCAAGGGGAGCTTCACTCCTTAAATCAATTACAAGACATCAGAAAACATGCAGAGGCAGTCAAGGAGGTATCGTAATGGCTTTAGCAGATTATGCTGATACGAACTACTACGATCCTCTTAGTGGTCCTATCGCTGTAGCAAAACAAGTCAAAGACAAAAACGGTAAAGAAAAGACTGTTTATGTCGATGCAGAAACCGGTAAGGAAGTCAAGAACCTCGACGGTTATACTGTCCAAGACGGCGATATGTACTATAAGCCTTCTGCTGAGGACGACTCCGATGGAGACGGCAAGGTAGAGCCCTCTGAGACTTCTCAAGCCGTTGCTCGTGAAAAAGGTGGTTCTGGTCGTTCTGTCCAAGCTGGTGGTGGTCCTAAAGGAACTGCTAGTAATAACTTCGGTTATCAATCTAAGCCAGGCTTTATAGGACCGGCTGCTAAGATCGCTGGACTTGTAAATCCTGGTGTTGGTGCTGCTATCGGTGTTCTCGGTAAGGCGTATAACGTCAATAACATGGACGCCGTTAATGAAGCCCGTAAGGGCCTTGGGTTGACCCCTACTACTGGTAAGGACAGAGTCAAACAAGCCCTCAAGGATAATCAAGGCCAGATCGCTAATGTAAACATCGGCGACAAGAAGTACTCTGTTGGTTTCGAAGCCTTGTCTCCGGACCAAAAGACTAATCTGACCTATAACGAAGCCAAACAAAGGGCTGCTCTTGCTAAAGCCCAGATCACTGAGACTCCTAAAGATGAGGTGACTCCTTCTCCGAAAGAGGCAAAGAAACAATCTGCTATTGGCAAGGCTCTTGATCACCTTTTTGGTACTCCTGATGATCCTTCTCTTCCTGATCAGGCTCCTACTCCTACACAAAGACCTGGGCAAGTTCCTGATGATGTCGCTGCGGAAATCTCTAAGGATTTCACAAGTACTCCTGATACTATGGCTGCTCCTTCGAGTAAGCCTGAAAACAAGCAGTACTCTAAAGAGGCTTCCATCGGACTTCCCGATAAAGATCAAGGGCTAAAAGGTCCTGTTGGTGTCTCCGATCCTAATGACTCCACAGCCAGGGCAGTTACTCCTGGTGCAGGTCTGGCTAATCTAGCTGGTTCTGCTGGCCTTGCTGCTGCTGATGCCGCTGGTGTCGGTCCTAATGGCAGTACCTATTCTCACCCTGAGCGTGGTGCTTGGAATGCAGGAATGGACCCCGATACTGCTGGGGTTGCTTCTAGAGTTGCTGGTGCTGTTCCTGGTGTGAATTTCTCCTCGACTGTACGTTCTCCAGCTATTAATGCCGCTATCGGTGGTGCCAAGAAATCAGCCCATATGGTTGGTAAGGCATTTGACATCGATACGAGTAATCTTTCTGATGACGAGAAACAAAAAGCTGTAGAAATGGGTCGACTTGCCGGTGCTACACGTATCGGTACTTACAAAGACCAGTCGTTGCACTTCGATACAGTGCCGGGATACTCTCCTTTAGGTGTTCCTGGTGCTATTCAGACTCCTGACAACACTTACGGTATGTTCGATAGGACTGCTGTTAATGCTCAGGAGAGGGCTCCGGGTTGGTTTACCAAGGGCATGACGGAAGATCGTTTTGCTCCGACTCCTACTCCTAGACCTGATATCGAAAACGAAATCAGTCCCTCTACGACTCCTAGTATTTCTCAATCGAAGACCTTTGATAGTCAGATCGGATTGAGTCAGGATCAAAATCCTACCAATCAGTTCTCGTCTATGGTTAAAGACATGAGTAATCCTAATAATCTAGGACTCACCGGTGCGATTTCTTCGACTAAGCAACCGAATACTCCTGCTGGTCTCGCTGCCATGGGGTTCACTACTAGGACTCCTGAAGAAAAAGCTGCGATTTCTAGGACAATTGCTGGTGAATTAGGTCAGAAATCTCTGGCTGCTCTTGCTAGTGACGATCCTGTCGCAAAGGCTAACGCCATGGCTGAGGTCGGTTCTATGGTTGCAACGATGGAAAATCGTGCAGCGACTAAGCAATACTCTGGAATTGCTAAGACATTGGCTCCTAGCCAGTATAACGCAAATCTTGCTGCTAACGCTGCTGTCACCGATCAGAACTATGCCTCTAATCCTCAAGTCTCTAAGACTGTTGGAGCGTTTTACTCCGGCGGTATCCCTGGGACTCAATACGGAGCCACGAATTATCACGCCACGAATATGGCTAATCCGCCTTCTTGGAGTGGTAAAATGACTTCTGTGGCAGATATCGGCCAACATACTTTTGGTTCTCTACCGGGTTATTCGCCTTCTGCTACTCAACAGTCTCGTATGAATGCCTTTGGTACTATGGCAGGGACTCAATTCTCTCCGGGTAAAGCCAAAGACGATGCCGATCTTGGTGTCTATGGCGGTACTCCGTCAGCTAATGTCAACTCTGTAGGCTCTACTCCGGCTTCTAAGTCTTCTGATAGTTCTAAGTCTGACTCCGGTAAGGGTTCTAGCTCTAGTGGCTCTGGTTCTGGAGGTTCTTCGACTGGTGGAACCAATTCTGGAGGTGTTGCTGGAAGTTCGAATTCTCGTGCTGGTAGTAATTCACCTGCTGGTGGATATGCTTCTGGTGCTTCTAAAGGCTCTACTGGAGGACTCTAGACATGAAATGGCAAGGCCGAAGACAGTCAGTAAACATCGAAGACCGTACAAATGACCCTCCAGTCAGACCAATGGACGGAGAAAAACTCGTAGGTGGTGGTGTCTACCGTAAACCTAAGAACGTCAAGCTCGGTCCTGATATGGAATTCGATCCTGATAACCCAAAAGAGATGAAAACTATCGAAAAATTAGAGAAGATCAATCGTGAAGGCAGAAATCCTACACCGACTCCTCGTCCTTCCGATGGTTTTACTAGTCATGACAACCTCGTTACTCCTGGTAAGTGGCGTACAAAAGGCTAATGGCATGAAATGGAAACTCACTGGGACTCGTCAATCGACGAATATCGAAGATTTAAGAGGGATTAAACGTGATGTCGACATCCCTCTTACTCCTTCTGCAATGGAACAGGGTAGAGCTGAACTAAAAAGGGCTAAAGAAAACCTAAAAGTCCAATCTACTCTCATTGACCTTGATAAACAAGGTAAAACTCCTACTCCAACCCCTGCTCCTCGGAATAAAATCACTCAAATCCAAGTGACTCCGGGGAAATGGAAGACTCAATAAGTAGCTTTTCGCTACATCACATGGGCTACCCTTCTTAAGGCCCCCAGAAAAGGATTTCTTAATGACAAAATACAGAAATTTAGAACGTGATGCTCAATTGGATGCCGAACTCGAAGCCGAAGAGGCTGAATATCGTAAGAGATACGGTGAAAATCCTGATCCTGAGCCCTCAAATGACCCCGAACCGGCTACTCAAGAGGAAAAGACATGGCAAAAGCGTCACTCTGACCTCAGAAGTTACTCTCAGAGGCAGCTAAATGAGAAAGATGCCAAGATTAGAGAGCTCGAAGAGAAGTTAAAGGCAAGTACTGCCGACTCTAGGATGCCTGCTAATCGTGCAGAACTCGAAGACTGGATTAAGACTTATCCTGATCTGGCTAGAGTCCTTAGTACGATGATTGATATCCGTGCTGAGGAACGTGTTTCAAGTGTTCATGATGAAGTCAAGTCTGTAAAGATGGAACTCGAAGCAGAGCGCACGGCAATTGCTCGTGAAAGAGCTATGGCTCAAATCATCAAGGCCCATCCTGACTTCCTTGATTTGATTCAGAAACAAGAATTCAAGGATTGGGTTGAAGACCAGCCTCGTCGTCGTGGTACTTTTGGTGAGTTCATCTATAACTCTCTGTACCAGAACGAGACTGATGCCCAATCAGCTATTGAAGCCGTCAATCTCTATAAATCTGAGAACGGCTCGAAAAGAACAGAAAGACAGAGTCCTCGTGACGCAGCCCTTTCTGTTAGAACTCCGGCTTCGGAGACTCCTCCCTCAAGACAAGGCAAGCGTGTCTGGCTCGAAAGCGAGATCGACAAGATGAAGCCTTGGGACTTTGACAAGTACGAGGAGGAAATCGAAGAAGCAAGACGTGAAGGTAGAATTACATACGATATTTCTGGAGCCGCTCGGTAATGATCGTTACTGATCTACCTCTAGTATCGTTGTAATCTTCTTTCATAAGAACTTCAAACATAAAAGATTACCTGTCTGCATTGACCCCCCAAAGACTGATCATCGATTAAGGATACTCAATAACGATAGCCTCTTCCTATGTTCTGTTAGTTTAACCGGTAGCGGAAGCTACTGTTTTCGTTACTTATAGATTGACAAACAAAAGGAATACTATTATGGCATTTCAATCTGCACCGGGGTATAATAACCTCCCCAATGGCGTATTTTCGCCGACTATCTATTCGAAGAAAGTCCAGAAGCAGTTCCGTAGAACGGCTGTTGCCGAAGCTATTACGAACTCGGACTACTTCGGTGAAATCAAAAACTTTGGTGACTCTGTTAAGATCATCAAGGAACCGGAAATCACGATCTCTGCGTATGCTCGTGGTACCCAGCTCACCCCGCAAGACCTGCAGGACAGCGACTTCTATCTCGTCGTCGACCGTGCTAACTCGTTTATCTTCAGAATTGACGATATCGAAAAGCAACAGTCGCACGTCAACTGGATGGACCTGGCCTCGGATCGTGCGGCCTATGACATGTCCATGGTTTATGACCGTGACATCCTGGGCTATATGAGTGGTTACGAGTACAACGAACAGACCGGTGTCTGGACTGCTAGAACGACTGCGGTTGGTTCGAAGTCCGAGTCTTCGGCTGATAACGATGAGCTCCTCGGTATCCACAAGCTTGCTCGTAATGCTTTCGTTTCCGCTGGTTCTGCCTCGGACTCGATCTCGGTTGGTGTCGCTGGTACTTATGACGCGACTCCGCTGGCTATTCTGAACCGTTTCAACCGTCTGCTTGACGTCCAGAACGTGCCGAAGGATGGCCGTTTCGTGGTTCTTGATCCGATCTTCATTGAGAAGCTCATGGACGAGAACTCCAAGCTCGTGAACAACGACTATAACGCCAACCAGAATGCTGGTGGTCAGCTTAACAATGGTAAGCTCATCGCCCAGAAGATTCGTGGTTTCGATGTCTATCAGTCGAACAACCTTCCGGTCATCGGTACTGGTCCGGGTACGATTGATACTGATGGTTCGAGCACGAACTACGGCGTTATCGTTGCTGGTCATCAGAGCGCTGTTGCTACGGCTCAGCAGCTTGAGAAGACCGAGAGCTATCGTGATCCGTATTCG